TCCCCTCATCAGTCCAATTATCCATAGACATCGTGGTAGTTCTACCATCGATAGTTGTCAGTTCGATATCATCACTGTAATTTGAAAGACGTGCCACGATTCCGTATGCAGAATACATGTTTCTCACTGACTCAAGTTTGTCTGAACCGTTCTCCTCCATGAAAGAACCTGTGAGTACGCTTAGCTCTACCTCGAAGTTCTCATCTAAGTCAAGTGCTTCCTTATTCTTAAGTGCCTTAGCTGCTGCATCACCTGAACGCTTAACTTCTATCTCTATAGCGTCTGCTTCTCTCTGTGTTTTACGTTGAGCATTAGCAATCATCTGTGAGTTACTAATGGCAGGGCGGTTATCCATAACCCCACTACCCTGATAGGTTACCGCATCTCCTTGAACCCCACCATCATCCTTTAAATCTACGCCGCCAAACTGTGCGTCTATTGCTTGAACGTTAGCTTGCTCTGCATCAGACAGTGCGTTAAAAGTTTCAGTATCCTCCTCACTCTGTTCAACTGATTCTTGCGAATCCAAAGAACCATCCTCCAAAGACAATTCCGTAACGTCCTCGCTTTTTTTTTTAATAGGATTGGCGTTCTCATCCATCATGATATCTTCTCTGCCCATTAGTCCACCGAATGCGCTAACATCCTTAGTGTAACCCTGTGCTGCAAAGATTGTGTACGCATCGTTAAGTGCGTCGTCATTTGATAGCATTAATGTCTTGAACTCCTCTATACTCTTAGTATATCCCTGAGTCTTGAATAATGTGTACGCGTCCGTTATAGCTCCTTCGTTAATCATACTACAAATATACGAATAAAACAACGAAGGGGAGCGAATGCCCCCCTTGGTAGTTAACAGTTTACACAATAATTACTAGTAAGCTCCTGTCGAAGGTAGTGAAGTTTGAGACTCCTCTCCGCTAACAGGTGTGGTTGTAGCAGGGGCAGCAACTACAGGGGCATCACCCCCTATTCCTGCTGCGGTCTCTATGCCTGACACGCTTCCGTATTCTGATTGGAAATCAGAGTAAGCACCTAGCTGCTGAGACATATCCTCAGGTGAAATCATCTGACCGTTATTAGCTGCGTCGTAGATAGACTTCGTTACGTTCTTCATGACCGTCTGCATCTCGCTATCACCTTCTTCAATTGGTATGAAGATAGGCTCCGTCATTGCATTAGGTAAGAAGATGGTGAAGACTTCTGACCCTTCGTCGAATGAACCGACAACAGAACCTTCTGTCTTGCTACCTGATAGGTTACCGAAGATACCATTAGTAACTTCCGTGAACCCTTCAGTAATAATAACTCTATCCCCTGTGTTGCCTGTCATCACCTCACCTTCAATGTTTATATCGTCGAACGCTGCTGATGTAGACACTAGGTTATCTTGACCTGCGATATCTAGCTCTAGCTCTCCGTATTGTTTGTCAGGAGTATTAGATGTTCTACCTGCTCCTGTAACTTCATATGCAGTTGGTGTAGTAGCGGTGTATCCTCCACTCTTGATTGCAGCGTCTAGGTCTCCTTCTCCTGTAAGCTCTGTGATAGAACGAATGAAGTCTTCCTCAGTCTTCCAATCACCGCTAGAAGCTTTGAAGCTTATATTGTTAGATGTTGTAGAACCGTCCTTACCAATGTAAGTTACATTAACTCCGTCAGTAGTACGTGTGATGTTCTTAATCTTATCATTTAAACCTAAGAAGTATTCACGAGCTGCCATGATTTCATCCTCTGAACCACTGTATAGCTTTGAAGCCATATCAACAGTATTACGATGTTTCTTCTTAGCAGCTCCTGCGTTTGCTTGCCACTGCTGCTGTTGTATAATAGGTTTAACAGTTTCCTTATGCCCAATCTGTGCTAGGATAGTGTTCTCATAAATCTCTTTAGCTTTCGCTTCTTGCTCTGCAGTAAGTACAGGCTCATAACGTCCTGACTCTTCGTTGTACTGAGACTGAATAGTAGTAGGGCTAATGTGCTCTCCTGTTAAGTCGTATCCGTATCCGTTAGCATTGTCTAAAAGAATAGAAGCCATAGCTGATGGTGTAGATAAATCTGCATCAACCATAGATGCTAATGCCTTAGCAAAAGCAGGGTTATTACGTGCGTCTTCTATAGAGTTTATCTTACCACTACGTACTGCTTTAACATACGGTACGTCCAATTGGTTAGCTATAACTCCTGACTGTGTATTCATATCAAACTTATCTACACGTTGTGTAGAAGCAGCCTGAGCTTGTGCTAAACTAATAGGGTTATCAAAATCTAATTGACCGCCTTTACTTCTAGCAGCTAAGTATACCTGTCCGTCTTTACCTACGAATGGTTCACCTTTATTATTAAATAACTCAGCAGCCTCTAGGTATGCTAACTCTTCCGCAGCTCCTACTCCACCTTCTAGGTGACGAGCCATAGTCTCATCGAAGTTATTGTTAAAGTCTTGACCTATCTTAAACATGTTCTTAGTAGAAGATGTAAGGTTAGTCATGAATGCTGTGTTAGAAGAAGGCTCGATATCACCTGCCTTCATACGACGGTTCATATCTAATGCTTGTTGTGCTGCGTCAGCAGAGAACTTAGCCATAGCTTCGTTAGTTCCTGCGTGTGAACCTAAAGGAGACTCGTCCTCAATCTTAGTCTTAAGAGTCTGATAGTTCTCTTCTATTGTATCACGCTTAGCTTGACGTTCTGTAGCAATGGTATCTACTCCTTTACGGAAGTCCTTACCTAAAGAACCCCAATCCATTTGGGTGTCCTTAACCTCTTGTTCTTTGTACTTATAGTAGCTCATTGTGATTTAATTATTTTAGACCTGAGATGTAACCCTTGTTATTCGAAAGCATATCCCACTGTTCAGGAGATAGCTGCTTCTTCCACTGCTTGAATGCTCTATCATCCATACTTCCTACAGCTGCTAGGTCTAGAGTACCTCCGCTGAACGCGCCTGCATCATCTACACCTCCTAGTGTATTGAAATCTGTTATACCTTGTGCATCTAGGTCTGAGGCCATAACTCCACTTCTCTGTTGTCCTAGGTTCTGCTTATATAGGTCTGACTGCTCGTATACTGTAGATGCTCCTGACATAACTCCTTCCATACCTGCCATCAATGCTGAAGACTGTGCTGCTTTAGCATCAGCCATAGCACCTTGTGCTCCTGCTGCAATATCTAAGTCAATCTTTACTTTAGCATCACGTAATCTAGAATCTTCTGTGACAATTTTGTTCTGTCTATCAACCAACGTCTGCTCCATACGTGAGCTAGTGTTCATTCCTGCTGAATTCTCTGCTGCTAATACTCTACCTGCTGTAGCTGCTGCACCTCTCTCACTCTGCATACCTGCGTCAGTAGCTCTTGCGCCTGCTATGTTAGCATTCTCTCTCTCTAACTTGTAAGCTTGCGTAGCTATAGAAGTCTCCTCCATGTAGTTCACGTCTAGCTTTTTACGAGCTTCATTCATAGCCTCATCTGCAGCTAGTGAAGCTGCTTTAACTAATCCATCCTGCTTTCTTGCCTGAGCAAAAGACATACCTGCCTGTGTGCCTGAAGATATTAATCCTATAGTAGCTGCTGTTCCGAGTCCCATGTTATATTACTTTTATTAGTTCCGTGCTATTCGTTTGTCCAACAGAGTATCCTATACTCTTGAAATGCTCAATCAAAAAGCTATTGTTATTACTTGCAAAGATAAACCTAAATCCCTTGTCTCTTGCCAAGTCTTCTAAGTCAGTAAGCAACAGCTGTATTAGAGCCTTCCTTTCTTTACCTCTGTATTCCTTATTAGATATCACCCACTCCACCCAAGCGGTAGCAGAGTTTGTCTCGTACAAGAATCCTGCAACTACAGGTGTACGTCCGTCGTATGCTATCATTCCACTTGTAGCATTATCAGGAAGAAAATCTCGGTTAGGTGCTGTGAAACCGTGGTCACTCCACCAACCACAAAGTAAATCCTCGTAGTCAGTAGTATTAAGCTGTCTTGTGTGCATACTCAAATATACAACAATTAAGCTTTACTTATCATTACTTCAGTTTCTACTGCAGCCAACTCTGTAGCTGTGGTAGATGAGTTAGTTAAGTCAAAGATACCGTAGTGTCCTATAACTCCGTGTGATTCTGCTATAGCGTTCTTAGCTATTAATACATAAGCAGATTGTGTAGTTGGTTCTACAGCACCCGGCTCAACATCAAAGTTAAGTATAGCAAATCCTCCTGACGCTCCAACAAGGGTTACTGTTCCCCATAATTTAACCTCCTCATATCCATCAGCTGCTTGAGCGTAGTAAACTTTATCACCAACAGCTGCATTGTTTATGCTTGGCTGCTCGAACTGAGCTGTTCTAATATCACCGAATGATGCGTGGGAGTAAGTCCTACCGATACCGTTCATTGAACGTAAGGGTAAATCTGCAGCACCGATAGGAACTCCTCCTGTATTTCTTACGAAAGCTCTGTGGCTTCCTTCTGTAGGCACGAACCAACTTGATTCAATAGTACCTGTGTCCTGTATATCTGAAGTGATAGCAACTTTCCAAGGGTGTGTTCCTTCTAAGTTAACTGTCTTAAATATTTTGTTCTCTAAAGAACTCTTGTTAAAGACAACCTTAACATTAGTATCGTTGTCTACATTGTAGAAGCTATTCCTATTGACTTCGTTAGAGTTATGTATGTATAACTCACCCTTCTTAAAAGAGAAGAACCTGTTATTCATACCAATCATGCTCTCAGGCTCGTATGAGTAGAATGAAGGGAAGCCTTGATTCTTTTCGCTGTATGCTATTGTAAATTTTGCCATGTCTTATTTATTACGCGCCTCCGCACTCATCAATATCAATTATTACTCCATCCTCTACTTCAATGTATCCTCCTGCATAGGTATAGAAACCATCAGGCTTAACACTCACACCGTATTTGTCTGCGAATACAAAGTCGTATAGCCCCGGTGTAACTGAATCATCAGTTATAGACTCAATACCGTTTACAGGCTGAGCGTAAATTTTAACTGTTGACGTTCCGTTACATGCATCTGCAGAAGTAGCATGAGTAGGGAACGAGCCGATAAAGAAAGGTAGGTCTCTGACGCAATCTATCTTAACAGTAAAGCTAGGTGCATCTTGGAGTGCTACTACAGGTGCTTGAACTACTACGCTGAAGACATTGTTCGTGATAGATATCTTAGGTAAAGTCATAACTCCTCCACCGTGATATACAGCGTTAGTTAGATTATCGTTTGAAGCTGTGTTTATTGTAGCGTTACCGTCCTGAACCCATTCCTCTCCTAAGTAATCGTAGTTAGCGTAGCTTGCTGAGAATAGATTGAACTCAGAAGGAGTCCCTATATATGTATGCCTGAATGAGGAAGGGTTAGCCAACCTACCTAGGTTCTTACTAGATATAACACTAGTAGTAGAAGCCCCGTTTACTACCTCAAATCCGCAAGCAGAATTGAAAGTATCAACCTCTATTCTTACAGAACCTATATCGTCACCAACATATGCTGAGTAGGTATAAGTACCTTCTCCTCCTATGACAGTTACTAAATCACCGCTGCAAGTTGAATTGCATTCGTTACAGTCTTCAGTCTGCTGAAGTACACCACCACTCTGCTCTCTAACTATTCCTTCCATAGAATAGAATCCGTCAGGAGCTAAGGTAGTTAATGCTACATTCGTAAAGATAGCAGTAGCAGTAGCATACGAGCTACTGTTTATGTAGTATGAAGATATTAGTCCCATTAGTTACAGCTTGTTAATGTTATTGAAATTTTGTCAGACACTACACTTGGTGAAGGTTCTGTCTCAGATATGAGAGTCGTAGACGCTCCTGCTAATATGATGGTAGTTGCTGATGCTCCTCCTGCTTGTACGTAGTTTATAGCTTGAGTAGATGTAGTACCGTTAAACACAAGGTAGTTACCATTAGTAGAACACACCTGATTACAGCAAGCTAACGATGCTGTATTACCGAATGAAATCCACTCTGCATTGTAAGTTCTTAAATCGTATATTAAATATAGGTATGTATCTGATGGAGTGTTACTTAAAGTAAAGCTTCCCTCCCATACCACGTCTCCATTAAGGGTTGCAGGTTGTTCAACTATGTTAGTAATCTCTGTAGCTGCTGCTAATGCTGCTAATGCGTCAACAGATGAGTCAGTGTACTGTGCTGATGTCTTAAGTGCGAACATCTTATTCTCAGCCGATGCATCAAAGGCGAAGTCAGAAACTCCGTTATCTTTAATTGACATATAAACTGTATCATCAGCGTTAGGTATAGCTCCACTTCCCTGTATTCCTTGGTACGCTGTGTACTGAGACACTAATGTATCGTTAGATAAATCACTAGCCAATGTAGCGTACTGAGATATAGAGTTTGATACGTATCCTACCTCGTTGTCAACGTAGTACTCAGCTAATGTTACTTTGCCTGCACCACCATTGTCTGATACAATCATTTGTATCACGTTTAATGTAGGGGCTGTAACACATCCTGTAGTCCACTCTACTGTCTGAGCTGTAGCAGCTGTCATAGTATAAGTAATAGTGTTGAGTCCTCTAACATTCTTATCTATAGTAGTAAGGCTAGTGATACCTAATAAGTTCGTGTCGTCAAGTGACGCACCGTTGTAGGTATATATAACATCTAATAAATCTCCGGGAGATACTACAATAGCGTTGTCTACAACTCCTATGATATCATCATAGTTTACAGTCATAGTAAATACCTCTCCTTCGTCTAGACTTATAGACATAGTCTGTCCGCAATCTACACTAACTGAAGCACCTACTCCTGATGAAGCTGAGTTAGATAGGATGTACTCCTTCATGTAAGGGTCATATCCTCCTAGCTTGTATGTTGTAGAATCTTCTATGAACTGCTCTCTAAAGTATGAAGCCATGCCTGCGTTAGCAACATTAGTCAATGTATCACCTGCCATCTGAAGGACTGCACCTCTCTTTACATCTGTAAAGTACTTAACACCACTGTGAGATGCATAGCTCTCAGGGTTGTTACTGATACCGAAATCTTCTTGTCTTGATAACTGCTGTCCTAATACGTCAGGAACAGAAAGTAAAGCTCCACCTTTTGCGGAGTCTGACATAGACAATAGGTTTTTACCTGCTAGTACTGTAGAAATCTTATCCTCTTGTAATACAAGTATATCTGTCTTACGTGCGTCAATCATTTGTATAGGTCCGAATGAATCCTCTAATGATTTGAAGTTCAATAGACCACCGTTAAATTCGTTAAGTCTATTAATGTTAGACTCGTCATTGATAACTCCACTGTAAATAAGGTCAGCAAATCTGTGTGCTGACTTGTAGTCCTGCGCTTGTGTAGATGTGACTCTGTTACCAAGCTTCATCTTGTTACCTACAATAGAATCCTTAATTCTGTAAGACTCTATACCATTACCAAAAGCATAACAGTTTTGGAATGACGTAGCTATAAGAGCTGAGTCCGTAACAGTTTGGTCTTGAGTACTTCCTGCATGGAATCCTCCTGTGATAGGGAATGATTGCTCATTCTCGTACCATATATCAGGGTTAGCTGTATCACCTTCTGTCTCGAATACTATGTGTCCGTTAGGGTTAGAAATTCTACAGTATCCTGAAACGAATGATTGCTTAGATTGCTGTACTCCGCAAGCCTTAGTTCCTATAAGAACCAAGTAGTCTTCATCACCGTAGAGACTCTTTGTCCAAGCCCATTTGTTAGTAGACTCGTTACCTAATATACCACCCTCTACTTCTTCACTAATGTTTACTGACTGCTCGTAAGTTAGAGTAGTCTCTGTGTTAATCATAACGTTGCTAACCTCATCATTAGAACCTCCGACAGTTTGAGTGCCTGAGTCTAGTAAGTTGTATATCTGCTCTCCGTTCCACCAATCTCTAAAGGTAGGGTACGAAGCAGGAGATGCAAGGTCTAGTGTAAGAGTGTAGTCTCTCTGCTCACATGCTCCACTACCACCTGCCCTTCTAAATCTAGCTTGGAATGCAATGCGACTTCCTGCAGGTATAGCTATATCTACCCCACCGGTTAGGAAAGGACCTACAAATGCTTTAGGGTATCTACCGTTTTCGTTGGTTACCCATCTTGCAGAATCATCATCGAACTTCACACTGTGAGAAGCTGAACCGTTATTGGTAGCAGCAAATTCATCAGCCATAATCTTCATGTATACTCCTGCTATAGGAGTAACTGCGTTACCGTCAGCATCAAATGTTGTAATGAAGTCCTCTTCTTGTGCCTTCTTCTCTAGTACCGTAACTTTCCTTACGTCATTAAGAGGCCCGTTTCCGTCAGCCTTTATGATTAGTATATCACCCTCATTAATCTTAGCAGCATTCTCTCCTTCTACAAGGAAGTAGCTGTACTTAGACTTAGAGTCAGCGTAGTAGAAATCAGAGTAGATAGTATTGTAATCCTCTTCTTCTTGCTTAATAACAAACTTGTATCTACTAGCCCATGAAGGTGGCTTCTGCCCCTTAGGTATCTCTATGTTTAATGTGTTGTTCAGTGAAGACTTATCTATGTCTATACTGAAATTGCTGTGCTTACTTACTAGAGCTGTAGTTGAACGATTGAAATCATCCATGTATACCATACCTACCTCGTAGTTACGGTTAGACTTTAGACTTCCATCTCCTGTTCTATCTGACAGGTTTAATGTAGCTGCTGTAACGTCAAAGACTTGCATCTGAACATCGTTACTAGGAGCAGCAGGGTCTAATACATAAAGCATTCCGGGGAATGTAAGGCTGATTACAGATGTAGAGTCAGGGAATAATCCTGTAGCTCCTGAACCTGTAGCTGCAACCACATAACCTGTAGTGTCTAGTTTTCTGTATGAACCATTCACTACGTCAATAGTACAAGCAAATGAATCAAATAATGTAGAGCCTGAACAAGATGTAGGAACTGTAGCTGAGTATACAGGCTTAGCTGACGAGAGGTTACCTAGTCTGCTTTGGAAATCTGTATCAATTATTAAATCGTTTACAGTAGCGTAGTCCTTTTGTAGTTGGTAACTCCAAGCTAGAGTTTGTGTAGCGTCCACGTCTACCGCGAATGTAGTATCACCACCTCCTATAGAGAATGTAAAGTCTAAGAACGAACCTTTGTTTAGTTCGTAACCTTCGAAGTTGTAGTACACGCTAGAAACTGCAGTCAATGTATCTTGATTCACGGTCTCGTAATCCTGAAGAGATAGCTCAATAGAATCGTTAGCCACCTCAGTACTTGATACAGTAGGAGTGTATCCAATTCTAACTGTTCTTCCTTCAGCGTCTATCATATCGTATCCCTCTACGTAATTACCGTATATCAAACGGTTACTCATAAGAGTTTGTGTTCTAGCACTTAAGGGAACGTTATCAAATGACCTGAGTATCTCTGACTCAGGTAGTATAGTGTAAACCTTATTGCCGTCAAAGACATAAGTGTTTATAGCGTCGTTAGATACAGCGTCTCTCTTCTTGTCAATCTTCTCAACAACCTTTATTACGTTGTCGTCCATCTCCTTGTATAGTATATCTATACCTACAACTGTATTGTCTCCTGTATTGAAATCTATTCTAGCTCCTTCTACAGAGTTAACAGCTCCTTCATTCAAAGCAGTAGCTGCGCTGATGTTAGATACTGATGGTCTGAATACAGGTGCAGAGAACTGTGATGTAGCTGAGTACTCACCGTCATCATACTTGTATCTGTAAGCAAAGCTCACGAACTTATCCGCGAACCAATCCTCTGTACCGTCAGCAGGATTATCTATAGGTGTTACTATAGGTGCTTCAATAGGTGGTCTCTTAATTACTAAGTACTCGCTAGCGTCTACAGAATCCACGTAAGAGTTAACAAACTGAGGCTTAGCATAAGACTTCTTTACGTTAATCTTTCTAGGAGGATTGAATCCGTCCGTGAAGTATAACATATCTCCTACTAGGTTGATGTCGTTTATCCTGTGCTCAGCACTGAAGTTAAGGACAGTCTCTTCGAACACATCCGGTGACTGCATGCTTATTACGTGGTACGTAGTGATGTCAGTCAATGCGTTGTACGATAATATAAAGTCTGCTCTGTTCGAATCATGAGATGATGGGAATACAGATGTTACAAACCAATATATAGTTTCATTAGCTCCATCCTCGTATGAACCGATAGCAAATGTATTTAGATGGACTAGCTGAGCATCTATACTTAATGTTGTTAGCTTAAGGTTACCCTTAGCATTCTCTATTACACCACCCTCAGAGCCCTCTGAAGAGCTTATTCTGACGTTAGTGGCATCTACGTATTCCCCGGCAGGGATAAGTCGCTCATTGAGCTCCTTGTTCATCTTGCCTTGAACAAAGTTTCTAGCTAATGTGCTCATTACTTAATTGTGTTTCCTTGTTGGCGTAAAGTCTGTAGTAAACGTCCCGGACTAATATCGCTTATGCGTATACGTGCGTTACGTAATAGAGCTGTCTTCTTCTTAAGTGCTCTACGTATAATGTATTCTTGTACACCTAACTTAGAATCAAGTATAGCGTATGTGATGTAAGCGTAAAGGTAATCTTCAAAGAATTTATTAACCGAAATGTTATTAGGGTTGTTGTCAGACATACCGTCAGATATGTATTCAACTATACAAGACTCACCTGACATAGCAGAAGTAAAGTTTATTACTCCTCTTGCTTTATCTATAGAGAACTGTGGGTTCTGATTAGAATGCAAAGCATTAGAACCTTGTCCTATCTGAAAGAGTCTTGCTCCTTCAGCTAAATCTAAATCACTGTCAACCTCTGTTAAGTTAACTCCGTCAAACACTAACTCACCTGCAGTATCCTGCTCGTAAGAAGTAGCTGACAATATCTGTGGGTTCTGTGATAGTGGGTGTAGTATACCTCCCTTTACCATAGAAATTCTTACGTAGTCTACGTAGTCTCTAGGAAGGATGAAACGAAGAGTGTCTTCTACGTGAAGCTCTATAGCATTAACTTCCTTGAATGCATCGTAATGTAGTTCCTGTATTGCTCTCTTGGCATGGAACATAATAATGTGGTCAGCTACGTTATTAACCTGAGCCTGATTACCTGTGTAAACTAACTTATAGTTATTGATAACGTCAGCCAACGTAGTGTACTGATAGCTACCCCAATTCGCATCCTGAGGAGGTAAGCCACCATTCTTATAGTATTGATAGTGTGATAATAAACCCATTACTTCTGTTCTTGTTTACGTTCTGTTTCTTCTAACCCTGCTGACTGTACTGCCTGTATCTCTCTGATAGACATACCTGCCATCTGCAGAATCTTATTGATTAACTCTGTCTCCTCTGAAGGGGCTACCTCGAAATCTTGGTAACTACCACTAGACTCATCGAACATAGGCTCTCCTCCACCGATAGTTAAGTAAGTCCATTGCGGTGGATGTGGGTAACGTATGTAATCTATAACAACTTCATTACCTGAATAGCTATCTCCGTAACATATAATCTGTGAACCACTCTTTACATAAAGAGGGTTGTATGAAGCAGCACTCATTAGGTTTGATACAGACATTCTGTTGTACTGAGATTGAGTTACCTTCTGAAAGGTTGCTTGGTATACGAATACTCCTGCTGTACCTGTCTCGATTCTAGCGTCTACAGATATAATCTTAAATATCACATCACCTGTCTCTACTAGAGAAGGTAGGTTGAATGTGTTGTTACCATCTGTAGTCATAATTGTAGACTGTGTGAAGTCCTCTATAACTTGCTGCTTAAGTTCTCTTACATCAGCTGAATCAGAACCTACTTGACGAGCGTTCATCTTGTTGTTAAGATGGTTGTACTCATACATGTAGTTCTCGAAGACTTCAAGCTGTGCTACTCTAGCATACATATTGAAATCATCAGGGGATATGTAACCGTAATTATTCTTATTGAGTATAGATAATACGGTCTTCCTTACGTTGTTAATCATGTAACAAAGATACAATAAAAAAGGAGAGCCGTGAAGCTCTCCTTAATTAAACATGAGTAATTTGTTTTTTACAGTCCTAGTAGACTTTCTAGTCCTTCGTACTGCTCAAGACCTTCGTCTGATTTGAAGTAAGATGCTAGTGCAATCATTGGGTCATCACCGAATGGTACAGTCATCATACGCTTCTTGTTAGAAGGAGTGTTAAAGTAAACTTCTTTCTTGTTGTTACGGAAAGCAATAAGCTTAGCATCTAAGAACTGTGCAACTCTTCCGTTGAAGATAAGTTCAGGGTCATTAACCACACTTAGGAAAGAGATAGGGTCACGCTTAGAGTAAACTAAGATGTCTCTCTTTAATTCTGATGTAGTCATTGTTGTAACGTCTGTGTCAAATAGGATACGTCCTACTGTCTCCATCATGTCAACACTTAAACCACGAGCTGCAATCAATGCATCAACTTCAAGGTCTAGGTTCTCTACTTCTTTCTTAGCAGAAGCTTCGTGATTCACCTCCTCAAATTTAAGACCATTCAATGGGTGTAGAGATAGGAAGTGTTGTAATACTTGGTTCTCCTTAGGAACGTGTAGTAAACCATCTAGGAATACAACAGGAGCTAATACAGCATTGCCGTCTTGCTCATCTTCGAAAGGTGACTTTTGGTTTTGTGCGTAACGTAATGCACGTTGGTATCCTGTCTTCTCATCAAAGTGTAGAAGTGCGTAACGCTTAGAGTTACGTGAAGGAATAGTAAAAGATAAAGGAGCTTTACCGCGAGTAAGTCTATAAGACTTGTTAGTGAACTGTGAGTTCTTCATAAGATTTAATTATTTAGTAATTTAATTACCGCAAATATACAACACAAATTGTAAGGCAAAAAGAAAGGGCCACCTTACGGCAGCCCCCTCATACAACTTATATTTCTCTAACTAATTAGTCAGTGAAAAGAACGAAGTTGTTAGCACCAAGAGTACAAATAGCTCTCTCGCTTAGGAAGTTAACCTCCATAGCATCAAGGTCGCTAGTTGAAGCTCCTCCTGCAGAACCTGTAATCCAAGTCTTCATCTTACGGTCTTCAGCTTGAGAAGCTCTGTAACGTACGTGAAGGAATGGACGCTTAGCGTTCTTACCTAGAACTTGGTCGTATACAGTTGTAGAACCGGCAGGTACTAACATTCCGTTTACGCTGTCAGAACCTAGACCACCTCTCATTGAAGCGTCGTTTAAGTACTTCCAATCAGACTTGTAGAAATCGTAACCTCTACGGAATCCTGTGAAACCTAGGTTAAGAGCCATGTCCTTATCATTGTCGAATAAACCGTAAGCAGCACCTGTAGATACAGATTGTGCAGCTAGCATATCGTCAATGTTGAAACCGAACTCACGGTTTACGAAAAGAACGTTCTCCTCGATAGCACCTTGCTTATCTAGACGAGCGATGATATCATCAAACTCAGCTAAAGAAGTTGGGTTACCACCACTCCAAAGGTTACCACGGTTCTCCACTGCGTGGAATACACCCTCAGTTCCCTTAGCGTCAGCAGCGATAGCTCCACTTGCAGCCTCTGCAGGTACAGCTTCAATCATTGCAGTCTCTAAGTAATCCTCGAAACGTAGACGTGTTTCGTGCTCAGACTTTAAGTACCATAGGAAACCTGAAGCTCCGTTTTCAGTAGCTACTTCTACCCATCCAATCTGTGCCATGTCAGAACCGCTTACAGCGTACTTGTCCTTAATGATGATAGGAGAGTTAGAGTATACGTCAACTTGTGCTTCGTTAGAACCTACCATTCCGTTAGTTCCTTTTCCGAACTCAGAACCGTAAATCATAACTGTTACTGTATCAGCTGCTGCGAACACTTGTCCTGCTGCCTCATAGTAAGCTACGTCGAATGTACCTGCGTCAACTGCAGTTACGATAGCTTTGTTGCTTCCGCTTCCTGCGTTGTCAGAAATAAGAACAGTCTGTCCAACACGGATAGCGATGTTATTAGATGCTGATACTGAATCAGTAACTGTGATAGTTGCTGTGTCAGCTGTTGCTGCAGCGTCAGATGCACAGTTTACGTACTTCGTGTGAAGACGTCCCTGCTCAGTCCACTTGATTAGGTCTGATGTAGACGGAAGCTCCGCTCCAACAAGACGTAAAAAAGAAGATACAGAACGGTTTCCGTAACGCTCGAACTCTGCCTCATAAGTATCAGGTAAGTGCTGCGACAAGAAATCCATGTCTGTTATGTAGTTACTCGCTAGAGCAACTTGTTCGTGTGAGGGCTGCAATGCAACACCTCCTACGTTTAATGTACCGGCCATATTATATATTTTTAGTTTACCCTGAAAGCCGGGTCGGCTATATTATTTTCTACTTTTTATTTTAAGCCCTCTACCGTGTGAGGTATGAAGAGCCTTAATTGTAGTACCACCTTTAGATGATACTTCGGGTGCTGTACGAGTTCCCATGTTTATATTCTTAGTTCCTCGTATAACTGAATCCTTAGCGTTAGCTTGTCCTTGCTCGTAAAAGAACTCGGCAAACTTCGTAGGGTTCATAGCAACGTTAAGAGCCTTATGGTATCCTGCTGCGTCGTTAATCACACCACTCTCATCCATAAACTTACCAATGAAGTTCATAGGTGTAGACTGTGCTGTCTTTAACTCAGCCGCTGTACCTGCGTTGAAAGTGAAATCGTTTCCGTCTATATTGAAATCAAAACCTTTGAAATCATTTCCGAATACTGCGTTAGTCGCACTATCGAAAGCATTAGACTTAGCTTCATTCGCTTCGCGTGTAGTCTCTGCGGTTGCAACTGTCTCCTTGTAAGCAGCAAAACTTTCTGTGTCAGCTTCTGACATAGCACTTGAACCAACACTCGTTGGCTCGGCATACATCTTAGACTGCTCTACAAAATATTCTTTTGCTTGGGCTACAGCTTTCTTCTTTGCTCTTTTAACTTTACGAACGTCTTTGTCTTCATCTAGTTCCTCATCATATTTGAACTCATTCATTAAGTCCTGTATATCCTCGGCATCTAGGTCAGTCTCGGTATCGGTAAAGTATTCCTTAAGCAAAGTATCACTATCCATAGAAGCAACATCCCTATTAAGTCTTAGGTAATCCTGCATCCCACGTCCTGTGGCTTCTGTATATTGTAAGTAGGCAGCTACGTCTTCAGGAAGTTCCTTGCTATCTCCTGAACTCTCAGGTTCTGCAGTGAACTCATCTAAGGAAGCAGCTTCCCTACCATATTTGTTTTTTAAGAATGAAAGAACTTCGTCTTCACTAAGTGAAGGAGTATCATTTGTGTCTGCAACAACTTCTTCAGCGTCAGCTGATTCAGTATCCGTAGTCTCTGTAGCTAGTCTCACTACCGGTGTCTCACCTTCTGTTGTTTCTACTTCAGCTCCTACACCTTCGTGCTTTGCTTCCGCATCGTTTATCAACTTCTCTTCAACTTCTGCTGCTGACTGCGTGTCAGGAGAAGCAACTTCTTTGATTGTAAATCCCATTATATAAGTAAATTAATTTGTACCGCAAAGTTAACTCAAAGATTACAAACGTTATCGAGGGTCAAACTCCGATAAGTCAAAACCATCTAAGCTATCCTCATTCGATTCGAATGAAGTAGGTGGAAGGTTATTCTTTCTTTGGTCTATCAGTTTAGATTGCTGAGAAGAAGCCTTATCTAGACGTGAGTCTTTAGCCTTTTCTTTCTCACTGTTACGAGCATTCTGACCTTCATTAGCCATACCTGCTAGCTGCATTTGGTATGAGAACTCTTTCTCCATAAGCTGCATCTTAGCTGCTACTTCTGTCTGAGTCTTCTGCATAGCTAGCTGTGCTTCCATCTGTACGATTTGTATCTTGGAATCTAGAGTAGCTTGAGTCTGTGCCATAGAAGCCTGAGCCATCTGTGCGTTACTCTCCTGCGTCATCTTAGCTTGCATAGCTTGCTGCTGCATAGCTTGCTCCTGCTCCTTGTCTGCTTTAGCTTTACGCTTAACCTTTAGTAATTGGTTACCTAGCTTGATACTCTTAAGCTCACGGATATCAATAGCGTCCTCTAAGTTAATACTACTCTTAGATAGAGCCATCTGAATATTCTGCTCAAGCATTTGCTTCTGCTCCTCATCCGGTGCTACTTCAATAAAGATACCGAAGTCATATATGTATAGGTCAGACATCTCTCTAAGTATAGAGACATTGTACTTACCAATCTTATTTGCGAAATCGTCTGCGAAGTCTGCGTACTCTAGTATGTCTGCCACTCTGTAAGAGATAGCTTCTGCTAAAGTCTTGTATAGGTATAGACTTCCGTCTAGTATGTGGCGTGTAGCTGTGTTAGAGTTTAATGCTGCTAACTTCTGCACTCCTACTAGAGAGTTTGAATCGGGGGTAGAACCGTCTCGTGCTTCGTTCAGTCCGGTGACTGACCTTATCATACCAAGGTAGTGGTTGTAATTGCTGACGAGCATCTGTGACTTACTAGCCCCCGAAGATGATGTAAGTTGCGTGATAGGAGTCTTACCGTGGTTAAACTCTCCGTCCTGTGTAGAGCTTCTACCTATTACACTACCCGTTTGGAAGTATAGGTTAAGAGCATCCTGAGGACTGTACGCTGCACCGTTACCTAGGTCTACTTCATTGAGACCATCTGCATCAATGTAAACTCCATCAGGAACTACACGATTGATAACTTGCTGTAACTTAAGATGTGTGATTTGAATCGAGTCAGCGAATGGTATCATCCTTCTAACTAGAGATTCAATCCTTCCCTTGTACATACGTGGCGCAACGGCTACGAAGTTAGGGATAGCATGCTGTGATGAAGACTTAGGACGAACCATGTTTTCTTCAAGAGCCCACTTCAATACAATATTTGTACCTAGAACCATTACGCCTGAGTACCATACGTCTATAACCTTCTCCATACGCTCGAAGTTACCTTCGTCTAGCATTTCTTGTGGAGGGTCAAACGTCTCATCCTTCTCTATAATACGGCTACCACCGTTTTCTAATTTCTTCTTCTTGTATACAAACTTCTTAGTAGTCTTGTAGTTGAAGTACATAAGAGATACTGTATCTCTTTCAAATGAATCACCGTCAAACTTCTGAGCAGTGGTATGGAAGTTGTGCCAAGCTTGTCCTGAACTCTGAATAGTCTCTAGCTCTGCTGTAGATATGTTCGGGTCAATCTTTCTTATCTCTGTTAAAGGAACAGTCTTAACTTCTCCCCAATAGAAACAATCTTCAAAGTGTGGGTCTTCCGTGTAACTGTATACTACAGTAGCAGGGTCAACGTAGTTGATATCGATGCCTGCTCCCGGTAGGAAGTCATGACGAGCGATACCTATACCGAGTGTAGTGATGTCATAATCCATACGCTTACGGATGTCATCATACTTGTTCTCAGCAAATATTGTAGAGATGGCTGCTTCCTCTGCAATCTCGATAGCAGGCTTATAGTTAAGCTGCATATGTAATTGCATCTCCTCATCATTCTGAGGTAGTTCGTTTACAGGCATGGAAAAAGGATTCATTCCTGTTCCGTCTGCTACTGCAGATAAAACATCCTTAGCTACCATCTGCCCTTCTATCATGTCTTGATGCTTAGTTCTCTTGCTCTGAGACATTGCGTCTTGAGCGTATGCTTTAGGAGAGAACAGCCTGTTAGACATTCCGTTGACAACGATATCAACAAACTTAGGAAGAATAGGTACAGGAGTCCAATCTAAGTTTAAGTAACTTAGGTCTCCGTCCACAGCCATCTCTTGCTTGTACTTTGCAGTAGACTGTTCGCCTCTTGCATACAAACGTAACTTATGAAACTCATCCCACTGATTATAGAAACGACTACCTCCACCGTCTTTCCTGAACCATTCGTATTGAATAGCCTGTCCGACCTTTAGACCAAACTCGTCAGTTGCTTTTTCTGCATCTGTTGCTAATTGACTAGGAAAACTAGTCGATGTGATATTAACTTTTACGTCTTTCATCTAATATATTTCGCTTCTTGAACCTGTGTTTTTGTACCTAGCAAAGGTAACACTTATTTTCTCAGCTTTTTTTACGGGCTGATAAAGATGTTTCTGAGTAGCCATGATAGCTAATCCCGAAGAGATGGAGGCATCGAACTTTGTTCGATTGTTAATATCGAACTTCGACCAATCATTCAGTGTACGTTCGAAAGGCATAGTGCCTATCTCATCAGAAGCTCTGAACGAACCTGTGGTATCGTACCCTATGTACTTTTCTATGTAAGACTCAATTGCAGAGGCGTGAGCCTGCTTAATATCTTCGGACGAGTTAGGTATACCCCCAAGCTCTTTCTCTGTCTTAGAGAGCTTGTTATAGACTTTATCGGGACGATTCATACTATAGCCACGGTAACCTCTGTTCTTCATGTGGTATAATAGTCTAGGCTTATTGTTCTCACAAAGCAAAGGCATGCCGTAGAATACACAGGCCATAAGGATATCCTCAAAGAATATCTCTGCTGTCTGTGGTCTAGCTACATACTCTAAGAAGAACTCGTTACTAGGAGCGTTATCCATGTTGAACTTAGTTAAGCCATGGAATGCACCATTAGAACCTCTACCTCCTACAGTACCTGATATATCATACGAGTCACAACCGAATGCACCTAGGTGTTCGTTACCCGGATATCTAATACCTTGTCTAGTCTGTACGTTATTCTGTAATCCTTTCTCAGGAATCCATGACACATAGAATCTACCTGCTTTATTAGGAGAGAAGATAACCTTAGTATCCCTTATCCCATTCTCCCAAGAGAAAGAACCTTGTGTTACATAGTGAGCTTTCTCTACTGAATCATTGAAGTCTACCTGTTGGTATATCTTAGTTAAGTTAAAGATAGAATCCTTACTCTCATCACGGAAAGCATGTGACTCTGTACGTGGGAACTGACGATAGAATTCGTTCAGTGCATCAGCATCATCCTTAAGTGAATCAACCTCAGCTTGCCAATAGTCTACAGCACCTTGCTCAATCATCTCCCCATCAACACCTAGTAAAGGTTTGTCAGGAGTATTGAATACAGGTTGACCGTACATATCAATGAACCCTTCCATGTTCCACTCCATAGGAATGAATATAGAATACATACCACTCTTAGTCTGACCGTTACCGTTACGTTTGTTAGTTCTAGAGTCTTCGTATATCTTCTTGAAGTTATCACCACCTTTAGCTAGTGCGTTACAGGTAGAACCCATCATACACTTACCGATAATTTTACTACCTAAACGTAAACAAGTCTTAGTTACTCGCCAATTGTTTAGAATATTGTTAGGCTTAATCCACTTACCACTCTCATCATGAACCATAAGCAATAGCTTCTCACCATCGTAAGAGTTATCGTCTGTGTTCTTCCAATCAATAGTAGTATCTAGCCCCATCATCTGCTCATCCTCAACCTCATGCATGTTGTTCTTAGTCAGCTTCTTAGCAGGAACACGGTAGGCTAACTCCATCTTAGGTCTATCCATACCATCTTGAACAGGCTTGAAGAAGAATGGTAGCTTCATAGATATAGGTACAACCTTATCTGTAAACATCTTCTTAGCATCACTACCTGTCTTAGATAGTATACCTACTCTTGAATCACTAGCTAACGTACCTTGATTAACACACTCAGCACTACTCATGAATGAGAATCCTGAACGACGAATCTTTAAGTAGTTCATTCCAAAGCTACGCTTGTCAGCCTTACATGCTTCCCAAAATATAAAGAAGATTCTATTAGCCTCACGGAAGTCCGCGAAACCTACGTCAATACTACTCCACTGAAGATACATGTACTGTGAACCTGTCATGTATGTAGGTATACCATTGTTCATAAACCAATGTCCTCCTTCTCTCCTATCAAACTCACCCTCAATGTAATCAACGAATCTTTCCTTAAAGTCTGTAGGCATCTCGTTCCATTGGAATATAGTCTGTATACGACGTATGTCCTTAGGAAGTTCTTGTCTCTCCCAATACTGCTTAGTAGTATCAGTATCCCTAGCCCATACGGATTCAGGAGTCTTAGGTAATCCTATACGCAACCCTGATATCTCTACCACGTTACCTAGAGTTCCATCCTTGGATATGATAACTATATCATACTCAGAGTTGTAACCATAGTCCCATGACTTAGCTGTGTTCTTGCGCGTGTATATCTGCTTTGGTATAGTGCTATCCACTACAACCATAAGCTGATTACTTTGGCTTGTTGCTTCTTCTTTCTGCAAAACCTTGTTTAGTATCTACGCGAGAGCCTGCTCCTTTAGACTGCTCTAGATTAATTTTCTCTTGCTCTACCCTTGCTAGGATTTCAAAGGCATCGAATATAGCTAGCTTCTTTGCTGCTGCTGCATTCTTCATTTTGTCTGCTGCTAAGTCATCTTCCATGTCAACGTCCTTAAGGATGTCTTTCTTAGCTACTTTTATTAGATGCTTGACAGCTTGCTTACCTGCAGCTATAAGCTCTAGTCTTAATTCTTCGTTAGTCATAGTACCATTGTAATGTGCTTATCCATAAGCCTGTATATCTTCTCCTCCTCTACTTTGAACTCATACTCCATTCCCGGATAGTATGTAATCTTATCTCCTGCTTTAATTCCTAATGACTTCATGTTACCACTAGGATACTTAATCAACCCTACTAAAGGTTCTTCTCCTGCGTACTTGAACATCTCATCTTCTGCCTCTACTCTCTGTATAGGTGTGATGAAGCTGTAGTCACCTACCGTATTCCACTCTGTACCATTGTGATACATGTAATACTGTACGCTGTCTATAAAGAATAAGCCATCTCTGAAGTAGCTACGTCCACTCTTTTGTACACCCTGCATATCATTGTAGAACTTGAATACGTTGTGATGTACTAAGAGAGTATCTCCTATTACAATAGGTCCTTCGTATCCTATAGGTAAAGCTATAACCTCACCTAATCTATTAGCTGATGTGTGGTCTTCGTCTGACACACTAGTGTATATCTCAACACCACCTATCTCCTTAGAGTTAGCGTAGCGTCTACCATCAACAGGTTTTACTATGAAGTCATAGGGTGACCTCACTAGAAGTAGATGTTATACTCTATTGATACAGGCATTGTAGATGTGAAAGACTTCCATAGAAGTATCTCTGCGTCATCATTCTCTAACCATATCTTTATTGTACCATCTTCGCTCTGTGCTATGAGGTGTATCTCATGAGAGCCGTTAAGAACTTGCTGTCCTTTTATGTAATGCATAGCACCTGACTTATAGTCCGGACCTACACTTATTTTTCGAATATCCATTGTTACTTGATTTGAGTAACAAAAGTACGCAATAAATTTTTAAGGAAAAAGTATCATCTTAAGAACGATACCTACGATAGCTGTGAATGTAATCCACATAGCCTTATCCATGACAGACTTCCAACGACCTAACTCATCTAGGAGTCTAGTCTGCTCTGTTCTTTCGTTAGCTAACTGCTTAAACTCTTCAGACATCCTAGCTCTCCACTCAGTGTTCTTATTGGTTGACACGATTAATCCTGTAACCGGGTCAGAGATAACGTCTTGTATCATACCAATCTGATTAGTCATGTCCTTCTGTACACGCTTCATCTCTAGTAAGTGAGACTCTACAACCTTCCTCTCTTCTTCTCTATCACGCTTATCGTGCTGAGCGTTATCTAGGACTTTGTATAGTAATTCCTTTTGAGTAGCCATTACTTCTTAATCTTCTCTAAGCTACGTCCTGCGAAGTAAGCTCCGAATGCTGTAAGCATTAGTATCTCTAATAAACTAACATAGCTATCCTTAACGTCGAAGTTCCATCCCTCAACTGAGTCGCATAGAACGATAACAAAAAACATTGCCATCAATGTAATCAGTGTAACGGGGCGTATGTACTGAGCTATCTTAGAGTCTCCTTTCATGTCAGCTTCCCAACGGAAAGTAACTTGCTTCTGATACTCAACCTCAGCGTTAATAGCTGCTGCTGCTTCTTCAGGTGAGACATCAGTCTTAGACAATAGGTTTTTTAATACACCTAGAGTACCGCTATCAGGAAGTAATTCTCCTACAATAGCTAGAACCTCAGGTGCTTTTACTGACAACCACTGACCTAACTTAGTATCTTTTATCTTCTTTCTTTCTTTGCTCATAGTGACTTGTATTCTTTGTATGCATCAAAGCAGGGGCATGACTTAGCGGCAAACTCCTTGTGTCCGTGTATAATAGCCTCAGGGTGAAGTCTCTTTAGTACTACTAGTAAATCTAGTAGAGCTTGCTTCTGCTCGTCTGTTCTTGTATCCTTTGCAATCCACTTACCGTTATCTCCTCTCTCTGCTTCTACTCCTCCGATGTAGCAAATTCCGATAGAACCTTTGTTGTGCCCCTTTGTATGAGCACCTTGTCTATCTAAGTCTCTTCCGTAATCTATAGAACCATCTAGTGCTACGACGAAATGGTATCCAATGTCTGACCATCCTCTACCTTCTACGTGCCACCTACGAATTGTATCAACACTTATGTCCTTACCTTCTTGGGTAGCGGAGCAGTGAATAATTATCTTGTCTATGTTTCTCATATTATAGCGCATAAAAAAAGCGTACTACAAAGGTACGCTAATTTCATTATGTTAATTTCTATCTTAAGATACCGGAGTATTCGATGATACCCTGTCCACAACAGTAGACTGTATCATGGAATGAGAGTCTAAAGCTCCTGTCCCCATATTGTATATGTGGTATGCGAAGTTCGGACTTGAACCTGTCCATCCGTTTCCATCAGGATTCCCAAGAGAATCTTCACCTCCACCGAATAGGTAGTACATAAAGTCATCATCCTGATACTCAGGGTGCAACCTCATGTCAGCAGGAATTCCACCATTGTAAAGAGCTACACATTGCTCGTCAGTTAGTAGCTTAGGTATAATAGAGTAAGCGTGATACCCCTCGCTATTTAACCCTGTTCTTAGTTTACTTGAAACGCTACTTAGAATTTGAGACCTTGTGAGAGCAAAGTGAATTGCGTTAACTGATGTAACTACAAGCACACCGTCAACCCATAACTTAGATACACTTCCTCGTGCATAGTTGTTTAGAGTAGAGTCACCTTCTACAGCGAGTGACTCGAATGTCCACACGAAGTGATGCCATGAGTCCGGAGCAAAGTAGCCCGAAGCAAATGGTGCTGAAGTGAAAGTCTCTGTAGTAACGCCTCCATTAAAGTTACCGTATTCTACAGATATAGTACTACTGTTAGTTACCTTAATTCTACCTCTCTCTAAAGAGAAGGGCTCTATCGACCATATCTCTAAAGAACCTGCAGCAGGAAATCCTCCGACAGGAACTTTGAACCAACAGTCTTGAGTGTACTGCTGATACCCTGACCCTTGAGGAATAGGCATGGATACTGACTCTAACTTAGGTTGAGCTACAATAGAGAAAGGGTTTACTAAGGCAGCCAAAGCATCACCACCACCACCACCACTACGGGCAGCTAGGATAGGTAACGTTTGGGGAGGGAAAGCGTTAACCGCTATCGCTGAGCCTATAAACATTAGTGTAAGCTTATTAAGGAAGCAGCAGTAGTGCCTGTAGCTAGAACCTTAACAACTTGTACAGGTAGAATCATTCCCTGAGGAACACCTACGAATACAACGTCCTCACCACCTGTAGTAGTAACAGCTAGGTCTCCACCTACACCGCAGTATACTAAACAACCACGAGTATTTTTACCGTTTAGTTGTATCGTTGCTGTGTCACTTGGTGTAACAACAACAGCGTTGTGAGCTTGTAATTTTTGATAAGACATATCTTATTTGTTTTGTTTTGTTATATAACTTGTTTCTTCTTGATAGGTTTAGGTTGAGTGTATGGTACTAGCTTATTAAGCTTGTCCTTTCTCTTACCACAACCACAATCTTTCACTGTTGATTCAACCAACTTCTTTATGCCGGTAAGCTTAGTAATGAGTTCTATAGTATCACCTAGTCCTTTCATTAGTACTTAGTTGCAATGTTAGTTCACCTCCTTCTTGAAAGCTTCCAATGCTTTGATTATCTTCTTAGCTAGCTTATCCATTGATGCACCAACCTTGTTCAATGCAGCAATGTATTCTTTGCAAAGTATAACTAGGTAAGTGTTTTCTAGACAGTCAGATATGACCGTTAGGTCTATAGTAATTAGTTTCTTCTTCATGGAGACAAAGATACGCTAAATAAATCCGATGTATATTTGTGAAACTGAAATGAAAGACTACTTAAAATACCTAAGAGGTGCGCGTAAGTACATACTTATGGAGCACGACATAACACTAGATGAACTAGAGTTGCTACTATACCTCAAAGGATGCGGTAGGTTTAGTAAGGAAGACTTAGAAAGGTTTGAAGGTTTACTTAAGTGGGATAAGAATAGGCTAGCTAAAATGATTCAGAAAGGCGTAGTGTCTAAGTTTCGTAATGCAGTAGCAGGTAGATTCAAAGCACTGTATGAAGTAACCATCAAAGGTAAGAGGGTATGTGATGTACTGTACAGGATACTAGAGACAGGTAAGTTCCCTGACAATGAGAAGTCTCATCACAATAAGAAAGGAATCATTAGGGCTGAACAGAAGTATGGATTCTATTACAAGAAGGAGAACAAGCTAAGACAGGAGGAAGCCCTCAAGAAGATACGGAAATAAAAAAGGGGAAGCGTTAGCCTCCCCTCTTTCTTTATATGTTTCTATCCGTTAGGTAAGTCCTGTTATATTAACAGTCTCTATATCATTGGATACCATGTTCTGTAGTCTGAGCATTGTATAGTTTTGGTCAGATGTCTTAACATCATTCCTGAGGTTATTAGAATAGCTATC